CTACCAAATCCAAACTCAGGAAGACCAACTGGTGATACTCCGGGTGCGCCTACAGATGTTCTGTTAATTGCATCAGGAACACTAAACCCTAAAGGAACCCTAAAGGGTTGATCCACTTCTTCATTGTATCTCAAGTTATAATCTGGTGTGATTGATCTCTTCTTAACACCTCTTCTTGCAGAGTAATCAAGGAATCTACCATAGTCTTCAGGGCTACTTTTAAGATCAGTAAGTGCCTGACTCGGCAATCCACCCATAAAATTAGCAGTTTGATACCTATTTCTGTTAGCACGAATCCTTATATCCTCTGTTGGATTTGTTGATCCTGCAAATACATCTGTAAGCAAAGGACTCTGGTTATTAGATAATAATTCACCACGTTCAGTTGGAAGTGGTTGAGAACCAGAACGTTTAGGTCCATTTGACTTTTTCTTAGTAGTTGCCATAATACTTTTTATTAGATGGGGTTTAGGTCGTATTTGTAAAAATAATCAATCTATTACTGGTATCCAACTGTTTGATACAAAACTTTCTATGGTTACATATTGGATGATCTAACAGAAGTTGTTATATCATGTGCGATAAACCTTCTGTCATTTGCATCGTTTGTGTAAGTAAGTTTCACAAATAGGTGTGAATCACGGAACCTAGCGTCTGTTCTAGTCTTAGGAGTCGTTCCATCAGGCTCATGTGTAACTCTAGGAATAATATGTCTCCACTTTCTCATCCTACGTTTTACATTAGTTCCGCTAGTAAGCGTTGTACCTGTTGATACTGAACCTTGATAGTCGTTCCAATACTGAATAGTATCAAAGGTTACATCTGCCTCAACACCAGCATTAGTATAGACTTCTGTTAACCACTCCATGTTATTAAACGATGAAATGTTTGAACCATTTGGATTAAGAAGGAGTGTTATAGATGAATCATAATATGTACCATATAACTGTCCTCTGTTAGCAGCCGTATCGTTGTGCTTATAGAAGTTCGAACCGTTTCTAGTTCCCCATACTTTATCATTATAGTTGATAACATATGTTGGGAACAGGTCAACAAACTCTCTAAATGAATCTGTTAACTCACTGTAAACCAGAGTCCAGTTGTCTGTATGATCGTTTATCATTACTTCTTTAAACTCAGGATCGTGGAAAAGGAATGTAGTACTTCCGTTTACTAACGCTGTACGGAAGTAATGATCCATACCTTTCATTAGAGATACTTCCTCTGGACCTCCTGTGTACTTATACATCGCCTTATTGATCTGATCAATCCAATACAAACCGTTAGGTGTAAGGATAACATGTCGTCTGTTAGACGCTCCTATTCCTGTCTTAGCGTAGTCAAACCTTTCAAGTACTCCTGATGTACCAAGAGATAGTTGAGAGATGTCAGATGTCTGTAATAGAGCACGTTCGTTCACCGATAGAATACCAAAGGCTTTCGGCTGGAAGAACATTAACTTTTCATTAACACTTGTCAGGTTGGTAATTTCTCCCCACTGAGGATCAACATCTTTGTAAGCATTAGCTCCATAGATTAACCAACTGTCAGAGAGTTCATTGACTGTCTTAACATTAGACGAACGAACACGTACAGGAAAATCAGTTTCAGAAGTCCAATCGAACGGAGCTTGTATAAAAATCTTACTGTCATTCTCTTTACTATATACAGTATTGTATCTGTACAAGTTGTTCGGTTGTGCATATTCATTAGGTATGTTATCAAACCATACTCCTGATGTCTCATGAATCATCTCAGAATTAGCACTTGTATAAACACGATGATAACAATCATCAAGTCTTAATGGAAGATTGATACTTGTCTCTACAGGAAAGTATAACACTTCTGGCTGGGTAGTAGTACTTGTTGCTCCATCTAACCAAGAACTATATTGATAATCAAACATTCCTATATAAGTATCTCCACCAAAGACAGATACAGTAGTTGCACTGTTTAGTTGTATACTAGATGCTGGTATATAAATATTCTGCTTTCTATTGTTATTAGTATAACCTCCATATTGAGTAGCAAAAATGTTACGTCTATAATTGATCAACTTGCGTCCAGCAGGAGGAGTAGGAGTACCAACATCATTATAAGTTGTGTTTTTACTTCTCCAACTAGTATTTCCAGCTTCAAACACAAATGCAACACCTTTAACAAAATTTTCACTCGCTGTTGAGTTTTCAACATAATATGTAGTTGTACCAACAATTCCTTCTATTTGATCCTGTGCAACTATTAGACCATCAACAATGGTTGTTTTAGAAGTAATATCATTCTCATCACCAGCAGCCGATCCTGCACCTCCTGCTGTTTCAGGCAATTGAGGATTAGTCATTGCTGTGATAGCACGATACTTATATAATACTAAATCAGTACCATATGTATCTGCAACAACGTCGTCTGAAAATTCTCCTACTTCCTGTAGACGATCATTAGACTGTTGAGTAAGATTTCTATTAAAAGCAACTTCAGGAGATGCAAACGTATGAATATCAGAAGTTCCTGCACTAACAGTCCATAAATCAGGAATACCGCCTGTTACAGGACCAACTACTCCTTGAGCCATTACAGTTCTATCTAATGCTTCTCTTCTAACTCTAACGATCTGATAACTTTCTGTACCAGCAGGTAGATTGCTTACAGTAAATTCAGGATAAAGTATGTTACCCATTATTTTGTCACCATCATACCAAGCGGTTGTATGGTCGTTTGATGATGCTGATCCTGCTACATAAGCAGCACTTTGAACGTAATTTACATACGTTCCACCGTAATCATTTACAGAATATGCACCGAGATTTTTATCCCATGTGATCGTAAATGTACCAGATACGTTTGGACCAAGAGTAACATCTGCACCAACTATAGGATGACTAGCAATTTGGTTACGAATAACGTTTGCTACAAATACCCTATCACATACAGGACATCCTAGCGTATTGTCATAAGTAAATGTATATGTATTAGTATCACTTCCGTCAATCTGTATTGAATATACATTATATGCATCTCCTCCAACGTCATTAATAGTTATATCACCTGCTTGACTAACAGCACCCGCACCTCCACTTAAATTATATTTGTCTACATTTGACAATGTACTGATTGAAGGCATACGAATGTCACCAATCCACTTCACAAATGAACTACGTCCTTTTCCATCGAAGAAAACAATACCAAACCTATAGATTTCATCTCTATGATAACCAAGGTACTTCTCAACGTTATAAGGACTCGCATAGCCATAATATGAGGGATTTGATACAGTACCTTCAAGAATAGTATATAAGTCCTGATACGTGGTTGTATAATCATCTATTTGTGTTTCTTTAATTTTAAACACATAAGACACATTTGGTCCTTCACCACCGGGAACAATACCATCAGCTTGATACATAAATCTATAATTATGATCTCCATCATTATCAAGATCATTAAATCTGTTTATACAATCTGCTGTAGTAGGAATATTAGCCCAACCACCTGCTACACTACTTCCTGTAGGTTCATAAGTAGTTGCTTTACTAGTACCCGTTATTTCGTAATATGTACCATCATCTTGATATACTTGTGACAACCCTCTAATTACTTTTGGTGAAGTGATAGAATTATAATTAGGTTCAGTAGTTGTAGCATGGATTCCAGCAAAGCGATATGCTCTAGCATCATAAGTTACATCAAATGATTCTTCTGTAAGATTTGCAGGAAATAAAATATTGTCTTTAGTCTCAAGTTCTTTTGGAACAAATAGAAGAGTTCCTATAGTTCGAAGGTCTTCCAACAGATAGCTTCCTACGCTATTACCTGTATCTGTAAAGTATACGGTTTCTGCTGCACCACTAATCTCACGTTCTTCAATGATTCTAATTTCAGGTTCACCACCAAGAGATGTGTAATGTACAGCTACAATCCTCATTCTTGTATATCCTGTTGAAGTGATACTAACAGTACACTTAACAGCCTTTCCTGTATTGTCATCAATATCAGCACCTTTGTAACCTGCTGATGTAGAGTTCGTATCAGGAGAGTTAGTAAGGGATACTAATCCGGTAAGGGGAGAGAATACGGTTTCTGCACCATGTTTTCCATAAAGTTGATAGGTGTACTGAATCATTCCTGCTCTCAATTCGCCACCAACAATATCTACTACTTGAGGTTGAGTTAAGTCCAAGTCTCCAATAGCTTCGAGTTTATCTTCGCTTAGTGTCTCAAGATTGTTTGTATCAGCGTTATGTACTGTATTAAGATGCTTGAGCCTGTTATATGTATCTACCCAGTATACCTTCTGAATGCTGCTGTTCTCATAACGACCAATTGCTTTGATAAGATTTCCTGTACATAGATACAGATTACCTGAGTAAACAAGTCTTCCTGCACCTCCGTCGTGGAACCATCCTGTATTTAATGTAAGAGTCGAACTCCCTGTAAGAGATTCAAGATCATCTTCAATATGAACTTTAAATATACGATCAGTAGAACTTCCGTTTGGAGTTCCTGTAGTATTGGTTGTAGTCCATATCACCAGATAATCACCCATTACAACGTGACCACAAACGTCTTCGCCTGTATCAAGACGTAAATATGTTCCTCTAAGGTTCTCCATTGCACCACCACTCAATCCTTCTTGAGTGACCAGACGCATGTTCTTTGCATCCCAATAGTGTACGTTATCGTATTTGTTTTTAGATGAGTCTCTATCTAGTCCTTGGTTGAAGGTGTTCGTTATCTTAGTCATTGTTAACCAGCGTTATTGTGTAAGATTAATCTTTCTTTTTCAGCAGAGTATATGAAT